CGGCTTTAAAAGACATTAAGAATAACTATGACTTTCTTAATTCATTTGATGAAGTGATTATATGGTTTGATAATGACGATGCAGGCGTGAAAGCCGCTAATGAATGTGCAGAAGTTTTAGGACATAAAGCTAAGATTGTAGGAGGTAGACCAGATTTTAAGGATTGTTCAGACTTTTTAATGGCTAATAAGTCTGCTGAAGCTATGAAACAGTTTTGGAATGCTAAACGATGGACACCTGATGGCATTATAGGCGGTGCTAGCTTGTATGACGAGGTTATGAAGCCTTTAGAGAAATCAGACTGTGACTATCCGTACAAGGGTTTGAACGAGCTTACATATGGCATACGCAAAGGTGAACTAGTAACAGTAACAGCAGGTAGCGGTTTAGGTAAGAGTCAGTTTTTACGTGAAGTGGTTTATCACATACTACAAAACACAGGTGACAATGTCGGCTTGATGTTCTTAGAAGAAAGTACACGCAAGACTGGTTTAAGCATTATGTCATTACACGCTAATAAACCGTTACACTTACCGACTACAGAGGCTACACAAGATGAGAAAGACGAAGCATTCAAAGCAACTCTTGGAACAGACCGTATATTTATGTTTGACCATTTTGGGAGCAGTAGCATTGACAATATTGTTAATAGGGTTCGCTATCTTAGCAGAGTTACCGATTGCCAGTACATATTCTTAGACCATGTTAGTATTATCGTATCAGCACAGGATAACGGAGACGAGCGTAAAGCGATAGACGAGATAATGACTAAGCTAAGAACGTTAGTACAAGAGACAGAGATTTCGCTTATCATTGTATCACACCTGAAAAGACCTGATAAGAAAGGACATGAAGAAGGTGCAAGTACAAGTTTAGCTCAACTACGTGGTTCAGGTAGTATTGCACAGCTTAGCGACATGGTATTGGGTTTAGAACGCAACGGTCAAGCAGATGACCCGACAGTTAGAAACACCACACATGTACGTGTATTGAAGAATAGATTTGCAGGTATCACTGGAAAGGCTTGTCAGTTATTATACGACCTAGACAGTGGCAGAATGACAGAAACATTTGAAGAAGAGGCGTTATAATGACGGGAAACAATAATTATGAAAAGACAACACGAACTAGACCTCGGTATCAGCTTGACGAGTTTACAGAAAGAACTAAGCGAGATAAAAGACATAAAAAAATGCGACACGTGCAAAGAACACTTGCCAGTTGACCACTTCGCCAATAATGCTTATAAGCCTGATGGGTTAGGTTCTACTTGCAAGGTGTGCAGTAAAGCAAACTATACAAGAAAGAAACAACACTACAAAGGACTGTACAAGCTACAAGAGGGACGGTGCGCTATATGTAACTGTACAACCGAAGACAATAGGAAAGACTTTGCAGTTGACCATTGTCACGCTACTGGTAAGGTTAGAGAGTTGTTATGTAATAGTTGTAACACTGGTATAGGTAACTTTAAAGATAATACAGAGCTGTTGAGCAAGGCAATAGACTATTTGGAGAAACACAATGAAAGTCAATAAAATACCAGAAGATATAAGAGATTACTTACGCTATGAAAATGGAAAGTTATTTTGGACTAAGAAACCATGTAAACAAGTTAAAATAGGAGATGAAGCAGGTTGCATTCATCCTACAGGGTATAAACAAGTAAAGTTCAGAGGTAAGTCATATCGAGTACATAGAGTGGTATGGTTTCTAGTGAAGGACGAACAACCACCTGAAGTACTTGACCACATTAACAACGATAAACTAAACAACCGCATAGAAAACCTACGTGAAGCATCAATAAGCCAAAACGGTTTTAATGCCAAGATACCCAAAAACAATACATCAGGCGTTAAAGGTGTTTCATGGCACAAACAAAGTAATAAATGGTTAGCCCGTTTACACTCATACAATAAACCTATTAACCTAGGCAGCTTCACAGACTTAGAAGACGCTGCAAACGCTGTAAGAGAAACTAGACAAAAACTACACGGCAAATATACTAACCACGGATAAAAAAATGAAACGATTATTATTAGATATCGAGACTAACCTGAAACACGACACGATATGGTGCGCTGTTACACAGGACATAGACACTGGTGAAGTCATTGTACATACCACACCAGAGCGTCTGAAAAGCGTTGTAAAGGACTATGACCTATTCGTAGGGCATAACATTATAGGATTCGATGCACCTGTCCTGCGTCAAGTGTGGGGCGTTACACTGCGACCTAACCAAGTACATGACACGTTAATGATGTCACGCTTATATAATCCAATCCTAGAAGGTGGTCACTCGCTTAAAAATTGGGGTAAGATTATGGGTAATGACAAGATTAACTTTGCAGCCGAAGACTTTGACGGTGGACTAACCGAAGAAATGATAGTCTACTGCAAACAAGACGTAGCGTTAAACGTAGAAGTCTATAAACATTTATTAAC